GAGGTGCCCAACTCATACGTTCGTTGCCGGACGGGTATGGGTTTGGGACTCTTGACAAGACGCAGCGGCATAGGTTGTTGTATGGGTCTGTTCGTAAAGCTTTTGCGGTTGATGGTGAAGAGTTGTTAGCTAGTGAAGGGATGAAACTTGATGGGGCTGCTAGGTTGACGAAGGGCTGGCTGGTTGGTAGACCGGCAAGTTATGGGTGGCGCGAGTGGTTCTCTGGTAGAGTCAGCACATCTGTTTACTTGTCGGGCAAGCTATCCTCCTGGTATTCTTCAGAAGCCTGTTTACCGCCCAAGAAATAGGACAGCCATCTTTCCATCCGGATATGTAATCGCGCTGCAGGTTACATTCAGGTACCGGATGATGTGGTGGCTTGTTCCAAAGTTTACCATTACGTCAAATGTGGTATTGGAAAGGAGTATGCTTACTGGAGTCCGTGTGGGTGCAATGAGTACCACGGGATTATAAAGAGACACAAACTGAGCGTTCCTCGGCTGGTTGGCCGGCGCAATGATGTTTGTCGACTTTTGTTCAGTGCACGAATGGACAAGATTGGTACTTGGTTTTCGAAACAAGGTATTGTCCAAGAAAGACTGGAGGAGTTTATCGAGCATTATGATGGTGCTATGAAACAGAGATATCAGATTGCATTTGAGGTGTATCAACGTAGGGGTGTCTTTAAGTCTGACGCGAAAGTTAAATCTTTTGTTAAGATGGAGAGAGTTCCAAACTATGTTGATCCCTTTCTGCTGGATGGTTCCAAGTGTTCAGACCCACGCATCATCCACCCTAGGAAGCCAGTCTACAACCTTGTGTTGGGATCGTACTTGCGCCCCGTGGAGCAAGCCATGACGAAATACAAGCGTTTTGGACTCAGGGTCAATCTTAAGGGTTTGGACTTGTTCGAGAGAGCTCGTCTGGTTCTCAAGCATGAGAAACTAGTAGGTGACTGTTTGGTTTACGAGTTGGATGGTAAGAGATGGGATGGACATGTTAACAGTGAAACACTTCGTGAAGAACACAAGGTTTATAAGTATGTTTATAAATCGCGTGAACTAAGGGAATTGTTGAGTATGCAGTTCAAGAACCATTGTACAACGTCGACTGGGA